TTTTTCTTACTGCCATTATGCACGCTTTGTAACTTTTCTTTTACTTGCCATTATAGCACCACAGCCTCTGGCAATTCTAGGATTCTTAGACTTTCGTTTGGTCATTCTTACAACTTTGCCTTCTTTAGCTTTAATCGATTGTTGCCTATCAACCTTTCTTATAGCCTCCATTAAACCACCTTGAGCAGCTTTTTTGGTTTTCTTCTTCTTTTTACCACCAGTTCCATAGTTTGCAGCTCCGACTTTTCTACATTTTGCAATCGCTCCCGAGGCATATGCACTTGGAAAAACTCTATATCGTGCTTTAACTTTATGATAACATGCGTCTTTAGGCATAATACTTTCCTTTCATTACTTTCCAACATGTGCACCAATAGACTCTCTTCATACATTTTGGACAGTCTTTTATTGGCTCACCTCTTACCACCTCTCCTTTTTTTAGAGGCACAATGTGCTTTTTCAGAAAATCCTTTAGGTCTTCTGCAATTGATTTTCCTCTTCCTAGCATCGCTCCACTTCCTTTTACCCGGTGCCTTCGTAATTTGTCTACTCATGCTACCACGAGATATTGTCATGGTATAAAGTTTTCTGCTATCGCAGCACCTATTATTAACGCACCTAATCCCCAAAGTCTTACATCAAGACTTTTAAGACTAGCTTTGTTGTCTTCTAATTTTTCTTCTAATCTTGTATATCTAAAACCACATTCTTTTTCATGTTTGGCTAATTCAGCCATAACCTGCTCAGCGGTTAGTTTTTTTGGTCTTCCTCTTGGCATCAGCACTTCCACCTTCTTCTAGCTTGTCTTAATCTACTGTTAGGATTTTTTGCAGCTTTAGGAAATTTTTTCATTTGCCCTGCTGATCTTGCACAAAATGATTTGCGTCTTTTTGCAGCTTTACTTCCAGGTTTTACTTTACCAGTCACAGCTGTTTTTAATTTACTACCAGGGTTATCCCTGCGATATTTAGCAACACCTGCCTTTGTCATTCCCGCTCCAGATTTAGTGGAGCGGAAATACTTTTTAGTTTTAGGCGGTTGTTTGTCTGCTTTTCTAGCCATTACGATAAGAAT